AGTGCAGGGTTCTGTACTACACCCAAGAACTGCATAAGGCGCTGAGAGCGTACCTCATTAGCCATCAAGCTTTCAGTACCATTAGCAATAACTTCCAAGTCACCCTTAATGGATTCATCGAAATCAAACTGCATGTTAAACGCAAAGAATGCACGTCCAATAGGAGCTAGGAGATAATCATCTACATTCTTAACCACAGAACGAATAGAACCGTTAGCAGCAGACATAAGCATACTAATGCCAGAAGCTGTGCGGCCAACGCCAGATACGCCAGTTTGACCATGAGCAAAAGAAGGGAATCCAGTAGACTCATCTGCTAGTACACGTGCCTTATCAAAAAGTTGCATGTTCTCTTGTGCTACGTTAGGGAACTTGGTGCCGAAGATTGCCTGGCCAGGTGCACCGCCCTGTCTCCGAAAGACTTTGCCTGGGTGTACGGACAAATCCTGTCCTGGTACAAGGTTAGTCTCATCAATCTCAATAAGAAGATTACCAGAAAGAACAGCGTTGTCAACAGCCATACGCATGAAGCCGTTCATGAGTGTCTGAGTGTCATCCATGTTCTCAGCAATACCTACTCCAAAGAAGGAATATGGGTTATGCTCATACGGTACAGAATAGTAAGGAATACGTGTAGGTTTAAACGGGTTAAGAACACAGCGAATAACTGTACCATTACATACCCAGATGTTAGCATTCACTTCTGATAACTTACGCAACTCACGAGGAATCTTAATGCCGTGCTCTTCAAGGATCTCTGTATCAACAAATCCCCAGAACTCCAGTACTTCCCAACGCTCAGTATCAGAAGGAGTACTGCTGTCATCCTCCATCTTCATTTCCCAATGCTTGCGCACGTAGTCAGGGCCTCTAGAGATGGAAGTCTGAATAGAGTCTTCCATGAAGTAAGGACGATTACCCAATGCACGAAGTTGATTGCGAGACATCTTGTGACGCTCAACAACGTACTCTGCATCATCCATAGATGTAGCTTCTGGATCAGGGTAGAAGTTCCATATAGATACATGGTTAGTGGAAGGTACAGTTTTAATTAGCGGGTCATAATCACCCTCTTCATTCCAGTTAGGATATTCCTTATCTGAAGCAAACGGACCTTTCATCACACCCGTACCTAGCAAAGCCATCTCGAAGGCCATAGAGCGTAGATGTTTAGATGCACCACTCTCATTAAGCTGATCGTGGATCTTCTTTTCCATCTTCTTAGCTGCGATCATAGCAGGATGGAATGTTACACTTGTAGGGGTAGTACCAGAACCCTCAATAATCTTATCGCTTACAGAGGCCAGTTTATTAGACAGGCCACCCAAACGTTTCATCAGGGATGTACGTGTCTCACCAGGTTCAAGCTTAGTGTCTAGACCCATTAAGTAGGGCTTGCCAGGTGTATCAGTAAACGCACTGGACAAGGCACTCTGCGCTGGGCCTGCATTAGGATCAATGTTAATGTGTACTGACTCAGCTACACCATCAGGCAAAACAGATGGTTCAACAGAAAGAGGGAACTTGTTGTTACCGAACAGTACGTCTACAATCTGGCCATACGCTGCTAGTGTCTTAGTCTTAGTAACCTTGACGAACACTTTAGACTTTTCACTAGATGAGAACTGTACATCAGGACCATAGATACCACGATAGTTGCGGTATGAACGAAGCCAGCGATCCTCGTCAGTAAACCTTGCGTCTTCTGCCCTGTTAAAGCGTTCAGTTACAAACCCGATAAGGCTATCTACATTAGCAAACAGACTATCTTCATTAGACTCTGCTGCGACTACTTCATCCGTCTCGAAGGAAAGGTCTTCTATTTCTGCCATTTATTTAGTATCCAAAGCTAGGGTCCGACATTTGAAAGCCAGAGTTTTGTTTTGCTGGATCGTAGTCCCAAATAGAACTGCGAGGTCTTGTCATGATTCCGTATCGTAAAGCATCATACAAGTGGTCTTCTGCGTTAGTATCTACGTCTTCAGGATTCTTCTTGTCTAACGGAATAATAGGTATCTGCGCTATAGTGTTGGTACAGTTAGCAAAGAATACAAGTCTAGGTTCTTCTGTATAGTCATCTACTTGTAGTCTGCGGTGCATTTCGTTCTTACCTGCAACACGTGAACCTCTTGACCTGTCTGAAGGACGCCAACGACAACCCTTCATGTTCATCTGCTCAGCCAAGGATGGACCAGTATCACCTCTCTTATGCCACAGTGAGGAGTCTAGTACGCCGTAACGTATTGTACCGTCTCTCGCTTCAGCATCTAGAATCATGTCTGCTAAATCAGTAGCTGTAACTTTAGAACAATAGAGTTCCCTGTATACAACCAGTTGTTCACTTGGTGAAACAGCGATCCAGAGTACTCCAGTGTAGGAGCCGTAACCGTAGTCGCAAGCTCTAAACTTAGCCCAGGAGTCTGGTATATCGTAAGGCTCCACCACGTGTATGCTTCTGTTAAACTCAGGGAAAGCTGCTCCGTCATTAACATCCCAATTACCTTCTAGTAGTTGTTTACGTTGGTGTTCAGGTAAAGATAGAAGCATTGCTTCGTAGTCACCTGATTCAGAAAGATATGGGTTATCAAACAAACTAGCAGGGATAAACTTACGTTTAAATAGTGGATCACCCTCACGGCTGTGTCCTCTAGGAAAGGTAATTGTCTCTCCTGTCTCAATGTTCGTAGCCCAGAAGTCTTGACCTGCAGGGGCTGGATCAATAAACATCTTCTTAACCCAAGCATGTCCTGCGCCACCTGGATTGGTAGTGCCTCGCATGTACAAACCTATTTCTTTAGAGCTTGCAGATCTTAAGCGAGATCTCATGTAATCCCATGCGTAGTTAGTAGGCCATTGAGTTAGCTCGTCAAATCCGATCCAGTTAAACGCTTGACCTTGGTAACGAGTAACGTCCATGTCTTTGTCAAGATACGACATCCAAAGTCTACCACCCGTAGGAGTAGTCCACTGAGACTTTCTTTCAGACCACTTAATACCAGGAATAGCTTTAGGGTATAGCTCTTGGCTTTTTTGAATAAGTTCACGTAATTCCTCCGTAGTGTGTCGAACAAGTAATCCACTGAAGTTAGGATTGTTTAGACCGTGTAACGGGTCAGCAAGCATGGCATAGCTCTTACCTCCGCCTGCTGCTCCACCATATAACACTTCTCGTTCAGATGCGCTTAGGAAGTCTGTCTGTGGGCCTGGATTAGGCTTAAACACAATATCTTGGGCAACTTCAACGTCAAAATCAGCTGCTTTAGCTTTAGCAGGAACTTTACGAATTACTGGCTCAACCTTCGGGGTTGATGATTCGGTAGGCTCCGATACTGTCTTCTTCGAGCTTCTGGATTTCCTTAAGGGCTTCTTCGAGCCTTTGGGCAAGCTTGCGTTTAATTCTAGCTGTTTTCTTACGTTTTCGCTCAACGTCCACCCTCTTCTTTAAACCCATATGAGAAATGTATCTGTCAGTCTGCTTATGCAGCCAAATAGCAACTTCTCTATAACTATACTGCTTTAGGTGTCTTTTGGCAAGTTCTAAAGCTTCTAACTCTTCGGGAATGGGTTCCAACAGCTTATCATTGTCGGGGTGTATTCTATATCCAAACGGCACTTGTCTGACGAGCCTAACTACTACGTGCCATTCTTTCTCTTCGCCTTTATGAGGTTTGGGTAGTTGCCAGTACCCTAAAGATTCACGGTTCACAGTTTACTCGTTCTTACCTTCTTTAGATGGCAGGAAGAATACACCTCCACTAGAAGACGAAACATCTACCTTATCTACTTTACCTAGACCTGCACGATCAAGCAAGTCCTTAGCTGCAGCCATCTTATCCCGTATGCCTAGCTCTGTAGGGTCACTGAGAGCGCCTACAAGGGCCATGACCGCCTTAGGTGCTGAACGTGCGAAGTGGCTACGTGTGGCCTCTCCTATCTCGTCCTTGAGGGCTTCTACAATCAGACGTGTAGGTGTCTTGTCACTGTAACCTGCTAACTGCTTAGCCAAGACAACATCGCCCCCTGCTTCGTCAAAGAGGACTTCCAAGAACTTCTGTTGATTTTCTGTTAGTTGTCGTGCCATCGTTTTTCCTTAATTACCTTTACTCTTCTTAATCAGTGACTTTGCGTATTCTATAGCGTGGTCTTTGCGGCATGTGATTATAATAACTTTTCCATCTTTATCATAGACAACATAGCTACCATTCTTATTGTGATGTATTATCACAGCCCCTCATCTTACCACTTACCTTGTTTCACACCTATGATGTACATAAGTATTAACAGTGCGCCTACACCTGCTATTGCTACGGCAACACCTATAGACAAGTTAATACAGTTGTCTATGAACTCTTGCTTCTTGTAGACTAGCTCACGTTGTTCTTTACGTTGCTGTGCTTCTATACGTACTATCTCATCCCAAGCACTAGGCCCATATGTCCAAGATATGTGCGACTTAAGCTCTTCACGCATCTCTTTGAGCTTCTGCTTCTGAGACCATATGTCTAATGCACTAGATTGATTATCACTAAACATCTTGTACATAGGAGGGTTCTTAGCTTTACCCTCCAAGAAGTCTAAATCACTTACAGCCTTAGACCACTGAGATACTGCACCAGTCATAGCATTAATGTCACGCCCTACGGCTACAGCTTTCTTGATACCATTGTAAGCTGTAGTAGCAGCCGCCATAGCTGTAAATGGATCAATCATATTACTGTGCTATATCTCTATGATCACGGTTGATATACCTTAGCTCACTCTCCATAACAGCTATACGTTGCTTAACCTTATTGATCTCACCAATAGCTAAGGTCATAATTGCTAGCTCTTCCCATAGCTCTTCTATGTCACTCCATACGTACTTTATCTCAACACCATTGCTTTCAACGTCACGCTTTAGGTTAATGTTATCCTCAATAGCCATACGTGAGCCAAGCTGACTAACAGTCTCCTCTAGGCTAGAAATGGTAGATGCCTGTTGTGACACCCACCATATACCACCTGAAAGCTGAACAACCATAGCTAGAACAATAGCTATAGGTAGTTTTATATTCTCCACAATAGCTCTCCTAACTATTTGTTTTCGTAAAGCCTATACTTAATCTCACCACGGGTAAGACCAATGTCTTTAAGTTGCTTATCGCTCATGTTGTTAAGTAACCAGTAGTCAGCTCTCTTCTGTTGGACTTCAACTAGCTTAGCTCCGATAGTATAAAAGAACTTAGCTACAGCTTTCAGAGTACGCTTAACAATAAAAGTAGTTGTAGCTAGTAACTGGCTTGAGTAGTTGTATGTTAAATACATTAGTATATTCCTATGTGTTTGATCTAGCTTTATTGCTAGTCCACATAGTTATATGTAAATGTGAGGTAATTACCTCTACTAAGTTTGCATACCCGTTATGTCTAACCTACAGGGGTAAACGTCTCAGTTACTGTAATAATAGTATCTAAGTGCCCTGCGTGTGCAGGTTGTACTTGAATCCTATCCCCTGATTGCAGGATAAGATCAATATCTGAGAAACTTATGTAATCACTGTGTGATAGGCTCTTGCCGTGCAAGAAGTGAGAAGTATACGAGTCAGAAGCTACATACCATTCAATGTCTACATTGGTACTTCCACTGGTTGCACCATTAACTACGTGTATGAAGGTAACCTCAGCTACACAGTTAGCAGGGCAAGTATACACAACCTCAAGGCCAGTCCCTGTGTTGTGTCCATACACTGAACGCATACGAGATGGCTTACCTTGGTTTGTAATCGCCATTACTTCTTAACAACCTTCTTGACAGTCTTAACTACCCAAGCTTCATTCACATCAGGAGTACTGGGATCATCAGCAATGTAATGTCCATTTTCATCACGTGCTCGTACCATTTCGAGAGTTTCAACAACTTTCTTCTCCTTTTTTACAGACTTAGCTTTAGGCTTAGGAGCAGACTCTGCCAAACGACAAATATCAGTAACATTAGGATCTTTACTCTGCACGTTACCGTAGTTGTCCTCACCTGCAGACTGATTACCCATAGAGTCCCAAACATAACCTTGGTTATCTACTGTATAACCTGCAGCCTCTAGAGCAGCTTGATATTTATGGTAGTACTTCATTATTACTTAGCCTTTTTAACTGGACGTTCTGCAGGGTTAGACGCACCGCATAGACCACCCTTAGCATAACCCATTTTCTTAGTCATACCGCCACCCATGTAACCCATCTTCTTAGCTACTGCAGGGGCTTCTTTCTTAAGAGCCATCATACCTTTGTTCATCATTTTAGTATTCCTCATCCATGTGTTGATCTTTACAGTCCCACCCTTGGCAGGCCTTCTCTTGGCTACAAACAAACTTAAACTTACTACAAGCACCTAAACCTGATTCAATATCTAATGCCTTAAGAGTACGAGCACGGTTATCGAAGTAATCACAATTACCACAGGTATTAAGAGCCGCCATATCTGCAGGCTTATCCCAAGCTTTACCTAGCTCCTCTGCAGATGATCCATACATCCAGTACGTCTCTGCACGGTCACGGTTCTTAGGGTCTACCTCTGGTGGCTCCCCTAACATTAAACTCATACCCATCATCATGTTCTTATCACTTCCTGTATTTCGCTGTCTTCTTTGCGACTTTCTTAGGTTGAGGTACATGCTGCTTACCTGCAGCCGTGCCTTTACGTTTAGCTCTGGTTGTAGCGGCATACTCACTACTGCTAAGAGACTTAATAGCCTTAGCAGGAAGATAACGTTCCCCAGTCTTAGAACTAGGTTTACCACTCTTGGTATCCCACTTCTGGTCACCCCACTTCTTAAGAGACTTCTGAGGCTTTTTCATTTATAGCCACCACCCTTAGCTTTATACTGCTTAGCAACCATCTGAGCCTTACGAGCAGACCACTGACCAGGCTTACCGCCCTTATCACCTGCCTTAACTTTAGCTACGAGGTTCTTACGCATAGTAGGCTTAGTGTAGTTACCTGCTGCATTAACTGTAGATTTCTTAGCCACTATGCAGGTTCTCCATTGTACTTCAATTTAACACAGTTAAAAGTTACAGTTACATGTTTGTATTCAGCTTTTAACCTAGAAGCTTCTATAAGGGCATCTGCCTTACACTCCTCTACAGTACTAAACACGTAGGGACTTGTAACAACCTGACAGTGCTGAGCTAACGCTGAGAAACAAACAAGAAGTACACCTAAACTACCTGACATTACCACTTAACCTTATCTGCCCAATACGCAGCAGAAAGTTTACCCTTCTTGATATTATTACCATGTCTAGCCTTAAAGCTTTTACGCTTAGCCTTCATGCGATCAGATTCACCTGCTTTAGGTTTACCTGCTGTTGAGGCTCCCTGCTCACCAAAACGGATGAGCTTAATGGTGTCACCTTCTTTGGCAAGGACAGCGTGGGACTTCGTAGAATGCTTGGGGGTACGCTTAGACTTGTTATACCCTTCAAAATTCTCACCTCTATACTCAATACTCATTTCTTACCTGCTTTAGCATTACGAGGAAAGCTACGGTTCTTAGCCTTAGTAGTAACTGTTAAGTTAGACTTCTTGTTGTTCTTAGGATTACCATCCTTATGGTGAACATCCTTACCGTCACCCTTCTTAACTTTACCACCTGCAGACATAGCTGCTCTAGCAGTATTACGAGAAGACCTCTTCTTTACCTGAGCAGGTTTACCTTGGTAATTAGCATATTCTTTTTTATAGTCACGGGGCATCTGCGTAGGGCCTCTTTCTACTGGGGTCTAAGACTTCATTCCTGGTTAGATGACCTTCTAAGTACATAGCCCTCTCAACATGATCTAGAGTATACCAAACACCAGTATCAGCATGAATTGCAGTACGGACATAGAATACATCAGACTTAGGAATATGAACCTTACGCATACGAGCGTTATCTTTAGATGCGAGAGCGTAGTAGAACTCTTCTAGAACATCTTCATGTGCGTACAGTTGTACTTTTTTAGAAGCCATTGTCAAGCTTTATTGTTGGGATGTACGACTAGGGCACATACGTAGGTTAAAGGGAAGGTGTGATGCTGTAGGGATCAAACAGACAGGAGGAGAGAGGGAGAGACTTCTGAGATCTAACCTACAACATCACTTAAAGATCTTATTATCAAGTGCACTAAACAATACAATTATATAATAAGTCTATAAGTATGATAATCCTAATTTATAACCTTGTCAATACTTAGTAAGTAAGAAGATAAGGTTAAGAAGGTAAAGGGTTAATCTTAAAGGTTATACTTTAAATGATATTGTTTAATTGTATTGTTTAGTCTTATTGTATAGTTGTATTGATAACCCCCTCTTCCCCCATAGTTTTAGCTATTTAAACGCATATGTCAATCCCTAAGCGGATTGTTACAGTAAAAAGTGATCATATATTACAGGTCTGTAACAAAAAGTTACTGAAAGTGTAATAATCCCTCCCAATATACCTATATAGGGTACCTGTTTAGAAGGCATGGGGGGTCAGTCCAGGGGTGGGGTCAGAGGTACTCTCGCAAGTAAAGGTTGCAATAACCCTGTGGGTATACAAGGTCCGAATTTCCCTCGTGTGTGTAGCTGTGTATATACGTATATCGTACACCCCCCACGTGGCCCCTGCCCACCCCCTCTAAGATATGTTAAGTGTTTGTAATTAAAGGGTTTCATCTTATGGTTATGTCTAGGAAGGTGATCAAATAATTAATCTAGCACCAATATAGATGGATAAGTGTTTGATATTACACATGTTTACTACTCATTCATCTTGTGTAGTTTACAGAAAAGGCGTGATTTTAAGGGGTTATATATTTGTGATCACAAACACCAATAGACGTGTAAGAAACAATACCCCTTTGTGATCACATTGCAAACCATACCCCTAACTTTTGTGATCACATATCCCACACCGGATACACCTGACACTTTTCTTGCGTAGTATAGATCACGCACGTATCTATTACATGCCAACCAATCACCACCACCAATCACCACCACCAATCACCACCAACAATCACCACCAACAAATCATGCAATCAATTCAAATAAAAATGTAACCGCATGGTGATCATTACCAAATGTTACAAACAATATCGTTTAGTTTCATAGTGTTAACTTAGTTTCGTGATCACTAGAATTATTTGTTTTACTTATGAAAAGTTATCTGCGCAGGATGATTGCAACGAAACAAACTAAACAGGATTGAAACAATGCGTAAAGCTTATGGCCCTACAGACATCTCTTTTCACTACCCTTTTGAGGCATTCAAATCAGACATTGCACAAGGTAGGAACTTTAAGGTTGAATTAGTTTTAGACGGTGAGTGCTACTACCCTACGTTTGACCTTGCATATATAGCAGATAATGACACTAGTTTGCGTGTTCTGTTTAATAAGATTGATAATATGTCCATCCAAAGAAACGGGATAGCCTTATTGCAACTACTTACGTGATTAAATTAGAAGGGTAACCCTTAGGGGTTATCTCACTAACTTAATCTCAAGAGGAGAAATATCATGTCTAACTATAAGCTTATTGGCGTAGGTACTAACGCTAAGACTATCAAGGGTGACGGTTCAGAATACTTAACTGGCATTGTATACATGACACCTTGGAAGGTTACCGTAGGTGCTAAGACATTCAACAGTTGTAGCATGGCGGAACAAGCGGGATGTATCAAAGCTTGCCTAAATACTGCGGGACGTGGTGCAATGAATTGTGTACAAGCTGCAAGGGAACGCAAGGCGCAATGGTTCTATCGGGACCGTGAAGGGTTCATGACACAACTCATGCAAGACATTGCTAAGTTTCAAACGTATTGCAACAAGCGTGGTATTCAACCTGTCATTCGTTTGAATGGCACAACTGACATAC